CGCTTTAAACGCAGCATTGACAATTAACTTTGGCGGAACATTCTAGTCTAAAGTTTACTGAAAAATTAAAGCCTCTTAATTAGAGGCTTTTTTTATATCTTTGTTTCAACTAATTTAATATAATGGAAGGTTTATCAAAAGATATTGAGAAGGCAATTATTGACTCTATTCAAGGAATGGTGTTGAGTATTGATATTAAAGATGTCAATGACGAAAAACTTTCAGCGTTAATGAAATCTAGGCTTGAATCATTTTCTTCGATTAAAGACCTAATTATGTTGTGGCAACAAAGTCCAAATGCTCCTTCGCATGAAAAAATAACAACATACGCAAACAAACTTATAAAAGCAGGGGAGGCTTCAATAAAATTACTTCGAAGTGCATTAGTTAAAAAAACAAACTTTGAAGATCTTGATGCTGAAAAATATAGTGCTGTAATAAAGTCAAAGCCGTTAATATTTCGAGCAATAAACGAAATAAATTCAGGATTAATTGAACTTCGAAATCAAGTAAAATCAGGAAACATTGACTTTAAATCTCGTGAGTTCATGAGAGGCTACCCAGAACGGTTTAGTAATCAAGAATTTTATCCTGAATCCGATTATTATAAAGAATGGTATAATAAAGAAGAGGATGCTATAATGATTGACCCCAAAGGCACAAAAGGCGAAATCATAGTATTAGACAATCTTAAAATTCAACTGCCGGTTCCTCCGAAAGATAAAAAGCAAATATTATTTTCAAATTTACCTATTGAAGAACAATATTGGAAAAGAGCAACTCCGCCACCAGGGCTTACTCCCGAAAACGAAAATATGTACGCAGACTACATAATGGAAGAGTTCAGAAGACGTAGAGAAGGGGTTTGGTTTATGAATAACGGAACACCTACTTGGTTAACTCCGGCTCATTATATGGGATTACAGCATAATAAAATGCTAGATACGGGAACGTCTAAGGATTTCCGTATTGCTCAAATGAATATGTACTATTTTACACTCGCCTGTATTGTAGATAAAAGATGTGTTGGAGAATTGTTTGTAAAAGGACGTCGGACAGGGTACACCGAAGAAATTATTGACCACTTAGTAAACGATTCAACTTCTATGTGTAACGCTCTTATGGGTATTACATCAAAAACAGGAGGCGATGCCGAAGAAGCATTTTTAAAATATCAATATGTAATTAGAAATTTACCGTTCTATTTTATACCAGTTGTTCAGAATAAAATTGAAAATAAATCAGAAATGGTTTTTGGGAAGCCATCGGACGGTTCAAAAGCAAATAAAAAACTTAGAGAAACATCAACCGATGATTATTTGAATACAAAAGTCGATTGGATGGCTACTGCTACATTGGCTTATGACTCCAAAAAACTTATCAGATATTTGAATGATGAATCAGGAAAATGGGAAAGACCACATAATATAATTGACCATTGGAGTAACGTAAAACCAACTATGATTACCGGTGGCCGAATTGTTGGAAAATGTTTTATGGGTTCCACATTGAATCCACTTGATAAAGGTGGCCGAGAATTTATGCAAATGTATTACGGCTCCGACATTACCAAAAGAAACGAAAATGGAAGAACTACAACCGGCTTATACTCATTCTTTTTACCAGCACACAAGAATATGGAAGACTACACCGACAAGTATGGTGTATGTCACGAAATAGTAGAACATGGACAAAGTTTCAAAAATACTTATGGAGAAACAAAAACAATCGGATCATTACAATTTTTAATGAACGAATTTGCTTCTGCTAAAAAAATGGGTTCAAAAGTTTACAATAACGCAAGAAGACTTGACCCGATTACAATTGACGATGCTTTTAGAGATGAATTAAAATCTCAATTGTTTGATGTTGAAAAAATAAATTGTCAAATAAAATACAATAAAAATCCTGAGATTCAAGCTCAATTAATGCGTGGGAACTTTTATTGGAAAGATGGATTGAAAGACACAACTGTTGTTTGGAGACCTGAAGATAATGGACGATTTTTAATTAGTTGGCTGCCACCTGAAGATTTCGGAAACAAGTTCGTTAAAAAAAATATTTTCGGTCAATTAACAAAATGTCCGGTAAACGAACATATTGGAGCGTTGGCTACTGACCCTTATGATTCTGACGACGTTGTTGATTCTAAATTAGCATTAACTGAAAATGGAATTGAACACAATAAAGGTTCAAAAGGCTCTATTCATGGATTGACTGGTAATAATTTAGGCAACGTTTCTAGTAATTTCTTTTTCTTAGAATACATTGCACGACCTAAAATTGCCGATATATTCTTTGAAGATGTATTGATGGCTTGCTTGTTTTACTCAATGCCTATATTAGTTGAGAATAATAAAAAATTATTGCTTAGACATTTAAAAGTTAGAGGTTATAGAGGATTTGTAATAACGCGATTTGACAAAGACCAAAATAGACTTTCATTAGATGAGAAAAATTACGGTGGAATCCCGAATAACTCGGAAGATATTAAAAATTATCACTGGATTGCAATACAAGAGTGGGTTGATAAATACGTAGGAGAATATAAGTCCGATGAAGGAGAAACACCAATTAGAGAAGAAGGGGTTGTTGGAAATATGTATTTCAACAGAACACTAGAAGACTGGCTTAAATTTGACCCTAACGATAGAACTAAGCGAGATGCTTCTATTAGTTCAGGTTTTGCAATTCTAGCTGTAAACCGTCACAAATACAAACCACAAATTGAAGCTCCAAAATTGAGTTTGAAGTTCAAGACGTACTAAATAATGTTGTTTTCTTTTTTGTATTTTTCAACAACTAAATAAGCCTCTAACTCTGTTTGGTAATACCCTAAATGCTTTATGGATTTGTTAATATATATTCTTGATTGCCATTTATTAATTTTACTATGCCAAGAAACCCCTTTGTACATTGAACTAAAATTTGCTTTTTTTACTACAATTTCGGTTCCATTCTCAATAGCTTTCAATGCGTTTTGATAGTATTCAGAAGCTTCAAGTTCTGAATCAAAACGACCCAAAAAAATCTTTTTTCTATTATACCAAATGCTAGAAATCCATTTTTTAGAATTTTTCTTCCAACAAACACCAACATATTTGCTTGTACTTGTTAAGTGTTTCTTATCTGTATTTTTTCTTTGAGTAATTATTTCAAGATTAACCAAACGATTATCGTTTCTTATTTGATTTTTATGTTCTACCACCAACTCCATTCCACAAGGAACATGACCATAAAAAGCCATTGCTACTAACTGATGCACAGTTGTTGTTTTTGGCTTCTTGTCCATGTAAATAACAACATAACAATATTTTTTTTTAGAAACATATTGACTTAATAATGTTATTTTATTCTTTTTAAAAGAACGAATATTTCCAAAATCACTTGCTTGATAATGTCCTTCAAGACTAGGAATGTCTTTCCAAGATTCTATTTCCGTATTCATAAATATCTAAAACGAACAAAATCCCAAGTAGGCTCTCATACACTACTTAGGATTCGTCGTCGCTAAATTAATAGCAGTATCGTAAAGCAAATGAGAGATTGCTCTGCAAATATAAAAATTATAAATTGAATAAAAAAATTATATATCTTTGTTGTATAAATATTTCATCGATGGAAGATAAAAAGGCTTATAAACTTGAAGTAACAAAGAACACCGCGTTCCCAAGAGCTACCGACCCATTCTCTAAAAAAGAATCGGTAGACTGGGGTTTTCAGTTCTCGGAGTCGGTAGTAAGCGAGTGGTTCTATAAAACAGGAGGTGATAATTGCAGATATTACGACCAAAAACAACAAATGTATGAAAGACGTATCTATGCTAAAGGACTTCAATCATTAAAGAAGTTTTATGACAAAATGGGTACTAATGGAACCACAAAATTCTTAAACCTTACCGAAAAACCCATTACGATTATTCCAAAACTTACCGACGTAATTGTAAATGGAATGACCGGTAGAGATTATCAAATCAAAGCAATTGCAGTTGATCCACTTTCATTAGACAACAAACTCGCTTTCAAAAAGAATTTGCAAACTGATATGTTAGCAAAAGACACTATCATTTCAGCAAAAGAAAATTTAGGCATTGATATTGGCACAGTTCCAATAGACGAAATTCCAGAAAGTGAAGAAGAACTAAACTTAAAAATCGATTTAGAATACAAGCAACCGATAGAAAAGGCTGAGGAATTAGCTATTTCGGCAGTATTCAAAGAAAATCGATACAAGCAAAAAGTAGAACGAAGAAAAATCATTGACCAAGTAGTACTTGGAGTATCATGGGAAAAACACACATTCATTCCGGACCGTGGAATTGTAATTGATTGGGTTGACCCTGAATACAAAATTCAATCCTATACCGACGACCCATTCTTTTTAGACTGTAATTATCATGGCGAGATTAAAGCCATGGCAGTTTCAGATATTTTGGTTAACTACCAATGGGTAAATGAACACCCTGATTTAGTAGAACAAATTCAAAATGCCGGGCAACAATGGTGGACTTACCACAATAGACCGCAAGATGAAATTATAAAAGGTCATGCCGAACTTTTGTACTTTACCTATAAAACAACTCGTGAAAGAGCCAAAAAAATCAAAACCAAAGCAACAGGTGAAAAAGTATTATCTAAAGCGGATGAAAACTTTGACGAATCGAATGTGAAAAGTTTAGATTTCAAACGAGTTTCAAAAGTTGAAGAAATTGAATTTGAAGGAGTTCGAGTTTTAGGAACTGATATTATGTTGAAATGGGAAGTTTCAAATAATATGGCACGTCCTGAATCAAATAAACAACGTGTAGTTTCTCAATACATCGGTTATGCTCCTAATAAAATGCAAGATTATTACGATTCATTGGTAGCGAGAATGATGCCTATTGAAGACAAATTAAATGTTATTGAACTTAAAACAGAACAAATTATTCAAAGAATAATGCCAGACGGATTCTCTATTGACCCTGCTGCATTAGCCGAGATTGATTTAGGGGAAGGCGGTATTTTAGGACCACAAGACTTATTGGATATGTTCTTTCAGACAGGTTCGGTTTTAGCAACTATGTACAATCAAGCAGGAGACTACAATCAAGCTAGTCAACCAATTCGCGAATTAGTAACCGGCAGAGGCGGACTTGTAAAACTTCAAGCATTAAGAGAAGAAAGAAACAATCTTATTGAAATGATGCGTGAAGTAATCGGACTCAATAAAGCAAGTGACGCATCTACTCCGGATAAAGATTCGTTAGTAGGATTACAGAAACTTGCAGCATTAAACTCCAACACCGCGACTCGTCATATTTTAGAAGCAGCAAACGATTGTACTGAAAGAATGGCGGAAGCTATTGTTTATAGAACTGCTGATTTATTAAGATACTCAGATTTACGAGATGATTTTGCTAGAAAAATTGGTTCAGAAGCCGTTATTCAATTAGATATAATTAAGGATTTACACAACCACGATTTCGCTATTTCATTGGAATTAATGCCAGATGATGAAGAAAAATTGAAATTGGAACAAGATTTATCGATTGAAGTACAAAATCAAGCGATTACTACTGAAGATAAAAATAGAATTTTGCGTATTGCAAATATTAGTCATGCGACTGATTACCTTTCAATTCTTAGAAAAAAAAGAGAGAAACTTTTATCTCAAAGAAAAAAAGAGGAATTCGATTATCAAGCAGATGCAAATCAAAGAGCCGGCATTGCAGTTGAGCAAGAGAAACAAAAAACATTCTCTATGGAAGCTCAGTTAAAACAAGCAGTTCAACAAATGATTTCTCAAGGCGAAATTGAAAAAGAAAAAGCAAGAGGTGAACAAGATAGAATAACAATTGAAACCGAATACAACAGAAAGAACGAACTTCAAATGATTGTCAATTCAGGTCAAGCAGAAAAGATAAAAGAAACCGAAGACCGTAAGGATGAGCGTTTGCGAGAGCAGGCGACACAAAACTCAGAAATGATAAAACAGCGTGAAACAAACGGACAGCCGAAAGATTTTCAAGCAGAAAATATAGGTATGGACGCGTTCACTTTGTAAAAAATCATAAATAATTACAATGTAAATGTTTTTTTATATCTTTGGCATATCAACTAATAAACGTTAGTTAGTTAAATTAATCAAATCTAATACACAATAACATGACAATTGAAGACAACAACCAAGAAGAAATTACTGTTGAACAAACAGACAATTCAAATGTAGAGCAAGTTGAAACACCTCAGATTACTATTACTCCGGTTGATGATAATTTTATCGAACCGGCTTATAGAGAAGAGGAAAGTTTTCAAGAAGAGCAAGTTGAAAATCAGAATGAAGAAGTTCAAACTGAGCAACAAGAAGAAGTAGTTGAAACACCGGAAGTTCCGGTATTTGAAATAGATGATGATAAAGTAATCCAATATTTAAAATCTAAAGGATTACAAGCAGAAAGTTTAGAAGATTTGAAACCAAAAGAATCTAAAAAACTTTCACCGGAAGTTGAAAAGTTCATTGAATTTACGGAAAAAACAGGGAACAGCAACTACAATGACTTTTTGGCTACTCAAAAAGATTGGAGCCAAGTTTCCGAACAAGAAAGAATTATTGAAAAACTAAGAGTTGATTATCCTACTTTTGAAGAAGAAGATATTCAATTAATGTTTGAAGATAAATATGGCTATGACGAAGATTTGGACGACGAAAGAACAATCAGACTTCGTAAGTTAGCCCAAAAAGTTGATGCTCAAAATGCGTTAAAAACTCTTGAAGAACGTAAAGAATTATATAAAGTTAACAGAGGTTCTGAAGACTTAATTCCTGAAGCATACAAGACTGCAAAACAAATTGTAGAGCAACAACAAGCCAATGCGGAAGTTTATCGTAAACAGTACGATGATTTTGTAAGAGCTACTGAATCGGTATTCACGAAAGACTTTGAAGGTTTTAAAGTAAAAGTGGATGGACAAGAATTAGCAATCAAACCATCGAATGTAGAGTTGTCTAAAAAAGAACAACTTGATATTATAAACTTTCAAAAGAAATATTTTGACGACAAAGGCAATATTGCCGATCCAAAAGGGTATCACAAAGCGTTATTCGCTGCAATGAATCCTGATAAATTTGCCGAACATTTTTATAATCTAGGCAAATCAAGTTACGCAGAACAAGAAGATAGAGAATCGAAAAACATTTCGATGAACACAACGGTCAGAAAGCCGGGAACATCTCTAGGAAAAGTAACTGTAAGAGTCGTCGAATAACATTTCTTATTGGCTAAATGAGTTTTAAAAAAAGATTTTAACTAAAAACCTATTTACGCTATGTCAGTAAATGCTTCACCAGCAGTAAAGTTTACGCCTACTGCTACAAAAACACCGACTCCCACTAACTTTTTGTGGAACGACGATTTCGATTATTTAAACCAATTTTTACCTGAAACCTCCCAAGAAATTACTCAAATTTATGGTTCTCAGGACATCTGTGGTATGCTTGAAAAAATGGCTAAAGAGATGCCATTCGAATCTGATAACATTAAATGGACTGAAGAAGGTCGTTTAACTCATTTGTTGACTGCTGTTACTCGTTCTGCTAACGTGTTCACTTCTGTTGCTCACGGACTACGTGTTGGAGAAACTATCAAAGTAACTACTTCTGATGGTGCTACAACTACTAAAGGACGTATTTCTGCTGTTACTGCTGATACCTTTACCGCTTTATGTGGTACAACTGGTGGATGGTCAGGAACAACCGGTCTTAGAGTTTATGCTTTCGGTTCTGAGTTCTTAAAAGGAACTTCAGGTATGGAAGAAGGATTAAATTCACAAGTTAGTTATTTGCAACAAACTCCTATCATCACTAAAGAGATGGTAAAAGAGAATGGTTCAAACTTGGCTCAAAAAACTTGGTTATATGTTGATGGATTAGCAGGAGGCAAATCCGGATATGTATGGTACTACAAAAACTACAATGACACCGTTAAACGTTTCAAAAACAAACGTGAAAGCGAATTAATTGAAGGTGAATTGTGGGCTTCTGATTTGGCTACTGCCGGCTACCAAGGTACTCAAGGTTTAATGTCTGCTGCCGGAGAAGGTAACGTTTCTACTTTTATTTCTGATTTAACTGATATTGATGAAATCATCGAAAGAGCAAACCAACAAGGAGCAATCGCGCAAAACTATATGTACATTACATCTGCTCAATCTATTGCTATTGACGATATGTTAGCTGAAACTAATACAGTAGGTTTATCTTACGGTATGTTCAATAACAGCAAAGACATGGCAATTAGCTTACAGTTTACAGGATTTACAAGAGGTAACTACGAATTCGCCAAATCAAATTGGAGATATTTAGATGAGCCAACTCAAGCAGGTTCTAACTTAGGAGCAAGTAAAGTTCATGGATTAATCATTCCTTCAGGTTCTAAACCAGTTTATGATATTCAAAAATCTACAACTGCTGTTCAACCGTTTTTACACTTACGTTACAGAGCAAACGGACAAACTGACCGTAGATTTAAAGTTGTTGTAACTGGTGCTGAAGTAGGAAATTCAAGAGTTGATGAAATTGTAACTGACTTCATTACTGAATCTTGTTTAGTATTGGTTGGAAGAAACAACGTTTTCAGAATCCAAGGATAGTAATAAAACTAAGAGGGATTGAAACATATCCCTCTTTTTTATTTTTTTTAAACTAATTTAATTTAATACACACAGAAATGGCAAGACCAAAAAACGTCCAAGACGACATCGTAATCGGTGAAGTAGGACAAGAAGAAATTGATGCTTTAACAGCAAGTGCTGTAAACGTTGAAGTACAAGAAGAGGAAGTTGTACAAGAGCCTACTCAAAAGCTCTACACTCCGGAAGAAGTAGACAGAATGATGAACGAGAAGTTCGAAGCATTAAAAAAAGAACTTCTAATCTCACAACCACAACCACAAATAGTAGAAAGAGTCGTTCAAACGAACTCTAATCCATTTGCTAAAGGTGTAAATTTAGATGATTTACCTGAATTAAGAAATTGGGAAGTCAGAGACAGAAAATACGTTGCTATATTGGCTCCAAAAGCCATTTCAATGAGTATTCGGTCAAAACACAAAACCCGATCAGCATTACAATATTTCAACAAAGAAAAAGGAACTCAACACGCATTGAGATATGCGACAAATGAATCTTCTTTCTTTATTGAAAATCAATCAAACAATGCTATTGCTTCTCACATAACAATGACTTATGGAGAATTGTATGTTCCGGCAACAGAAGTAAATTTGCAAAAGTTTTTGGCAATACACCCTGATAACGGAGTTGCATTTAAAGAATTGGACGAAAGAGCCGAATCAAGAAAACGTACTGCTGAATTGAACTTTGGATTTGAAACTAATAAAAAAGTTCGTGAAATCGGTTATACAAAACAAAAAGCAATCGCTCGTTTAGTGTGTCAAAATTATTCATACAATTGGAGTCCAGAACAAATCCAAGAGGAATTGTATTATGAAACAAGTATGAATCCATACAAAATTTCTCCTTATTTAAGCGACCCATCAGTAGAACTTAAAGCAGTCGGAAAATCGGCTGTTGAAAAAGCTCTTATTTTGTTTGAAAACCAAAAGTTTATGAAAACAAATCGAGAGGTACTTGAAATAGTTCCTATCGGAATGGATGAATGGGATGTTTTCGCTGCATGGGCTAAGTCCGACAAAGGAGTTGTGTACTTTGATTATTTAAAGGCTCAATTTTAACCGACCATAGTTTTTTAGTTTTTTTGTTTATAATTAAACCACTTTCTTATGAGAGTGGTTTTTTTATTATATGTATTTAAAAAATAATTATCTTTGTCCTAAACAGTTACGATATGATACCGGTTAATACAGTCTACAATACAGTGCTAATGTTGCTTGAAAAAAATAGTCAAGGCATGATTGAACCGACTAAATTTAATTTATTCAGTCAGTTAGCCCAACAAGACATCCTTGAAAACTTATTTTTTGAATACAACAATTGGTTGAATCGTTTAAACAAAAGACTTTCAGGTGACGGAAATGCTGATATTTCTGCAAACATTTTAGAACAAGTTGAAGTATTTTCAGAATACACGACTCCAATTAATTTCACTTATAACGGAACTACTAATTTATACACATACACCGGAACTGATTTTTACAGATTGATTGGATTATCATTGGTGAACGCACAAGGCAAAAAAACTGATATTGAAATTGTATCAAAAAGCGAATTGAATTTATCAATTAATTCAAGTACTAATGCTCCTTCAATTACATTTCCAATTGCTGAAAAAATAGGTAATTCGTATAAAATTTATCCAACAATTGTAAGTCCTTATACTGCTGAAATGGCTTATATAAGAAACCCATTGGCCCCAAAATGGACGTATATCAATGTAAATGGAAATCCTTTATATAATGCTTCGGCATCTGACAAACAAGATTTTGAATTGCTACCGAGTTTATATTCTAAATTAGTGATGAAAATTTTGCTTTATTGCGGATTAAGCATCCGGGAGTCAGAGGTAGTTCAAGTCGCAAACATGGAGGAACAAAAAGAAAACCAACAACAATCTTAAATAGATAGAGATGAGTTCAATGAATCCACAAGTTTATTATTCTGATGCCGATAACCACGGCAATTATCAGTATGATACCATAGAACAATTGGTAAATATGTTCATTCAAACATATACCGGTAACGGAAAAATACTTAGAACTCCTTCAAGAAAAGAAATTGTTTTACAAATGAAGTTGGGGATCCGTCATTTTAATAGCAACACTTTAAACAATATCAAAATAGTTGAGTTGAATTTAGACAACGCTCACTATTTGATTTTACCGCCGGACTTCGTTGATTATTGCCGGATTAGCTGGTTGAATAAAGAAACGGGTCAATTCCATCCAATGAGCGAAAATAAAAAATGGCAATTGGCAGTTTCGTACTTACAAGACCATGAAGCGAATATTTTATTTGATGAAGACGGAGAAATTTTAAAAGGAACTTCCGGAACTGAAAACATAAATGACCAATTAGGAATACGAAAAACTCAATACAATAGATACGTTTGTTCAGAAAATGGCGGTTGCGGTGATTGTAATTGCGGAGGAGAACCTTTATGGAGAGTTGATACAACAGCCAATATGAATGGTTATTTCAATATTGACAGACAAGCCGGTGTAATTAAATTTGGTTCAGAAAACGCTTCCAAAACGATTATAATCGAATATATTTCAGACGGATTAGAAGTTGCTGAAGAAAACATTAGAGTTCATAAAAAAGCTACTCAGGCAGTTTTAGCATGGACTTACTACCAATTAATTAAAACTGATTCCGGTGTTCCTAACTACGAAAAAATGGAGGCTAAAAAAGTATATCACACTTTATTTAGAAACACTCGTATTGCAATGGGTAATTTTAGAGTTGACCAATTAATATTATCGCTATCAGGCGGAAATAAATGGATTAGATAATGAAGATAAACAACATATTCGCTCCAGGCACAATTGACAAGGATAATGATTCACGCTTTGTTCAAGTAGGTACGCTTGTTGATGCTGAAAATTTTCTCGTAGCCATAACGGACGGAAGCGATAGGGGTGTTGGGAAAAACGTTATAGGCAATATTCAAAAAACCGACTTTGAATTTCAAAGTGGAAAAACTATTGGTGTAGGAAAGAACGAATCTGAAAACAAAATCTATTATTTCGTTAAGGCTACTGATTACGATTACATAATTGAATTTGATACATTGACTGAATTCGCGGTTGTTGTATTACAATCTACTACCGGAACTAGATTAAATTTTAGAGAAGGAGAACGTATTTTAAATATTGATGTATTTCCTTCTGCTGAGGGCAATGGTACAATTATATTGTTTTCAGGAGATAGTAATCCCCCTAGAGTAATTAATGTTGAAAGAGCTAAAACTTGGACAATAGACGGATTTACTGCTGAAGAAATAATGCTTATCAAGCCACCATCATTATTTCAAACTAATTTAACTCCTACAATATCTTCCGAAAACGTTGAAAGCAATAACCTAACTGAGAAATTTTTAAGTTTTGCTTATAGATTTAGATACAAAGACGGTTATTATTCATGTGCTTCTACATGGTCAAAATACAATTTCGTTCCTGGGCCATTTGATTTAGATTTCGAAAGTTTCGTCAATTACGGTATGCAAAACGTATTTAACGGAGTAAATTTAAGTTTTAATACCGGACCAAGAGAAGTTGACGGAATTGATTTATTATTCAAGTATTCCGATTCAAATAGCATCTATGTAATTGATAGATACATTAAAGAAGACCAAGGGTGGACAGATAATCAAGTTCAAACTATTCAATTCAATAATAGTAAAATCTACCGACAATTACCGGAATCTGAATACTTCCGTTCATTCGATAATATTCCTGAACAATCTACCGCACAAGCATTAATAGGTAATCGAGTTGCTTATGGTAATTATTTAGAAGGTAAAAATCTAATTGATGATTTAGGCAATCCGGTTATTATGGATTACACTTTGGATTTAGTAGCCAATGATTTAATAGGCGAATTACTAACTGTTACAATTGCAAATCAAAATTATAATTACGAGGCTCCCGACCCGATAGTAACTGTTGTAGACGGTAAAATGTCTTTTGATTTAACTGGATTTCAATTAATAGCCGGAGCCGTAATTTTCATAAACTTTTCTTTGGAATCTACACCCGAAGGAATTATTTATGAGCAATTATTTTCTTATTTCTTAGAAGATGATTATACTAACGTAACTGATTTATTTGCCAATTCAGATTTTTTAAACGCATTGGAGGTTCAATTTTCAGATTTCTTTGAAAACAATGGTGGTATTGTACCTCCGGATGATACAATAGTAACTACTGTTTTAAAAGGATTTGATGCTACGAATGTTGGAAATGTGATTACAATAACGTTTCCGGTAGTTAAATATGAAATTGATGTTGTTCCTGATCCAAATACATTTGTTTATGATTATTTTTTTAGCAATGCGACTATTGTAACTTATCAAAATATTGGAGTGGCTACTTCTTTAAAATCAAGAAGAAGTTATGAAATTTGTATGATTTACAGAGATTTGCAAGGAAGAAAAACAACCGCACTTATTAGCGACAATAATACGTTGTTTGTTCCTAATGCAAATATGCTTACTCAAAATCAAATAAAAGTAACAGTTCCCATAACTCAAAGACCTCCAGCATGGGCAACAACTTATAAATTCGGAATAAAAGAAAACAAAGGTCCTTATGAGCAAATAATGGCATCTGTATTTTTTATTGAAGATGAATACCGTTGGATTAAATTAGATGGAGAAAATAAAAATAAAGTAAAAGAAAACGATGTTCTTATTGTAAAAAAAGACTCAGGCGGACCAATAAAAGAAGTTGTAAAAGTAACTGTACTTGAAGTTAAATTACAACCAAAAGATTTTATTGAAGGTAATCAAGATGAAAATGCTCAAGATATTATCGAACCGGCCGGACTTTACATGAAGATTAAACCTAAAAACTTTGAAATCGATTATGATGAAGATGAGTTTTTAAATTATCCGGATTATCGAACTTCAAAATCAGGAAGACCTTCTATCTTTTTAGGACCATTAAAGAAATGGAACGGAGTTGCTTATATTGATATTCCAATAAACCAAGGCTCAAGTATTAATTTAAGATTAGACAACTACGAATCTGACGGAGAACAGTCTTTATTTGAAAAAACATGGACGGTTCAAAATAATTATGCTAGTTTTCAAGCATGGTGGACAGCAGAAGTTCAGCCTACATTGCCTTTAAACTCTCAAATAGGAGCAGATTTTACTAATTTTAGTTTTGTAGATGCTGCAAATGGATTGTTTTTAAGAGTAGAAGGCACATTAAGCGGAACTGAATTTGAACGTTCTAAATTTCAAGGAGATTTAAACATTCGAAACATAGACGGATTCTTTATTTTTGAAACAGAGCCGGCAGAAATCAACTCAGAGGTTTATTTTGAAACTCCGGAAGTTTATAATGTAGTAAATGGCCAACACCAATTTATTGAACATTTACTCACTCAGACATTCAATTGTTTTTGTTTTGGAAATGGAGCCGAATCGTATCAGATTTTAGATAAATTCAATGGACAAAAACTACGAATTGACTTTAATCCAACAGCAGTAAGTGATGATGAATACAGACAAATCAATCGTTATGCTGATATTACCTATTCAGGAGTATTCTCAGAAGCCACAAACTTAAACGGGCTAAACAACTTTAATACATCTTTAGGTAATTTTAAAGACGATATTGAAAAGATTTACGGTCCAATCTATAAATTAAAAAGCCAAGACACTAATTTAGAAGTGTATCAATTAGATAAATCTTCGAAAGTATTATATGGTAAAGACCTGTTATTTAATGCTGACGGAACTTCTAATTTATCGTCTATTGAAGATGTTTTAGGACAACAAGTAATGGACGGTGGAGAATACGGAATATCTACACACCCTGATAGTTTTGATGAGTATGGATTTAATTCTTACTATACTGATGTAAAAAGAGGTGTTGTTTTGAAAAAGAATTTCAATAACGGAATTTTTGAAATTTCATCTCAAGGAATGAGAAGTTACTTCAAAAATCTATTTAGAGAAAACATTGTTTCTGTGAACGGACATTACGATCAATTCTACGACATTTATATTTTAAATATTCAATACACCAAATGTGATTCAGACGCTATTTGTTCTGAAACTTGGGTTTATTCAGATGCTTTAAATGGATGGCTTGGTAGATTGACATTTACTCCGGAAGATATGATTCGTTGTAACGGACAATTCTATACGTTTAAAAACGGTGATATTTACAAACATAATGTAGGAAGTGTTTACAATACATTCTACGGTGAGCAAAGTCCTTCAATAGTAAAATTCAACCTTAACCAAGATGTGACTATTCGAAAAAATCACAAAACAATTGAGATTGATGGTGATGACCCATGGGATATTTCGTTATTGACAAATTTAGGAGAAGGTTATATTGATGTATATGATTTTGTAAAACAAGAAGGTATTTACAGAGCGTACATTCGTAATTTGAACGATGATATTGACACATCATTAATTGGTTCAACGCAAGGAATCGGAGCGGCTACAATTAACGGAAACACTCTTGAATTTGATTATCAATTAGACCCAATTATTTCTGTTGGAGATAAAATTGTAAACCAATCTTTAATTTTGGTTGGTACTATTGTTAGTAAAACAAATAATTCATTAACTTTGAACTCAATAAGCAATTATACAACAGGTGGTTTCTTAATTTGTACTAAACCGCAAAGTATCGAACAAAATAGCTTACTTGGGTACTATATGCAAGTGAAAATGACATTATCAAGTAATACTCTTTCAGAAGTTTTTAGAGTTGGAGCAGAAGTGGATAAATCGTTTATTTAAAATAAAAAGATATGTTAGGAGGATTATTATCAGCAGGACTAGGAATTGGTGGAGGATTATTCTCTACTATTTCTGGTGCTATACAATCAAGAGAAGCGAGAGAAGCTTTACAGAACTACGAAAGACAAGAACTTCAAAACATGGCTGAAGGACTTCAAGCTTCTACTTTGGGTTCAGATTTAGCAAGAGAAGAAGCCGGACGTTTAGCAATGGGTCAAGTTGATGCTTTACAAGCAGGAGGACAAAGAACTTTGCTTGGTGGATTGGGTAGAGTTGAAGCAAGAAATACTGATTTAAACAGACAAATTGGTGCTGACTTGGATATGCAACAAAGAGAAATTGACCAACAAGTAATGACTGAAAACCAACGAATTCGTCAAATGCAAGAGCAAAGAGAAAATGCCGATATTGCAGCTTTGAGTTCTCAAATAAACACCGGCAATCAAAACATAATGGGTGGAATTGGAAATATTATTCAAGGAACCGGAATGATGGGTGGTATTTTAGGAACAAAACCTGCTGCTGCTCCAAAATTCGGAACAACAGGATTTGACACAAGTGCAATAGGGCAAACTCCACAATCAACAAATTCGTTTATCGGCACAAAGACCGGCGGAAGCGGAATGAATGCTACGGCTCGTGACTATCTTAATTTTGGAACTGACCCTTTATTGGTAAATCAAACATACGGAAGAACACCTATTGTTGGGAATCCTAGAAGTGGCGGATTAGGAATAAAACCAGTATATACAGTAAACGAATTCGGTGAATTAATTTTTGAAGACTAATTATGGCAGCAATCGGCAACGTAGGCACATTCGCAACCACTCAACCAATTCAGGGCGACCCGATAGGAAGAGCAATGGGTATAGTTGAGCAAAACGCATTTCGTTATAGAAAAGAAGAAGATGAAAAAGCAAAAGAAGCACAAAAACTTGAAGACGAAAGACAAAAAGGTATTGCTGAATTAGCCGGTGATTACGACTACGACATCTCTGGATTTAGCTCTATTGATGATCCGGTTTACAATTTTGCTATGGAAGCAAAGGAAAATGTAGCTACTCTACAACAAAAGATGCTTCAAAATCCAAACATGAGCCAAATGGAAATTGCGGACTACAAGCGTCAAATTGCCAAACAAGATCAATCGTTTAAATATCTGAAACAATTTCCAACGTTATTAAAGGCTAAAGTTGATGGTATTTCAAAAGGAATTGCCGAGGGTAAATATCATAAAAACGATTGGGAAAGATTGCAAAATGAAATTAAAAACTTAGAAACCGGTAAATTCAAATTGAATATTGACAAAAACGGCAATCCTAAAATTACCGTTTACGAACAGGATGATAATGGAAATTACACCAAAGTAATTAAAGAAACAGGTCTTGGTGATTATGTAAATTCATTGAATCCTAGAAAAGCATTTGATTACGGTAAAAGCCTAGATGATGCAACAAAAGGAGTTAAAGGCAAATTAACAGCTAGACAAACTGGTGTAAATATTACTGAAAAACTTGAACTCACTCCTGAAATAGTTAATTCAGCTAATTCTTATGCTAATTTTATTTTAAGGGATGCCGACAACCGTTCTATAATGGAAGAGCAATTTGGTGTTACCGGAAATGATTTAAGAAAAAAAGTGGTTGATGATTATCTTGCTCGTGTAGAACAAAAAGACATTCAAAAATTAGATTCTGCTTATAGTAGATTAGCTTATGACCAAGAAAAAGATAATGCTGAAAAACAAGTTACAATAAGCGAGCCAAGCGTTATTATCGAAACAGGGAATAAAGATGGAGTTACTTTGCAAAAAGGAACAAAATCATACCCTTTAAACAATGCTGTTATAAAAGGAACAGGCGGTAAAGAGCAAAGAGCAACAAATATTTATGTTTCTCCTGGAGGCAAAATGTATTTAAGAGTTGAAAATTCAGGGTCAGAAGGAGCTTCTAAAAAAGTTACTCGATACACTGAAAAAGGACTTAAAAGACAAAAAGAGGCGTTAGCAAATAAAGTCGCATACGAACCTGAATTTGATGATATTGAAGATGTAACAATTACTGATAAAGCAGCAGAAGTAGAAATGCTTGATTTCGGTAAAGACAATAGTAAAATTGGTGAAATTGCTGGATATATGGGTTATAAATCAGCAGCAAAAATGCAAGATGATTTTATCGCTCGTTCAGGATTTGATATTAAACCTCCTAAATTTACTTTTACTCAAGAAAAAGCCATACAAGAGGCGATTAGAGCAAATCCAGGTTATTCAAGACAAGAAATAATTAACGCATTAGGTATTAAATAGTATGTTACAGCCAAAAAAACCATTAGATTTATCGTCTGCTAAGAAAATATTAGAAAGAGACCAATCTTTGTTAAACGAAGATAGAAAGCCTTTGGATTTATCTTCGGCACAAGCTATTTTAAAAAAAAAAGATGGTACGAACTCAGTATCTACATCTACTACGCCAACGGAAAATACGGCTTCGGTACAGAAAGTTGGTTCTTCGGCTACACCAAAATTAACTCCTGAAGAAAAAGCAGAATTTGATACTGCATTTAAGTCAAAAACAGTTCAACAACCAAAATTAAATCAACCGATTCCGGGTGCGACTATTTTTGATACAGCGGCAATAACAGAAATAAAAAATCCAAAACCACTACAAGTAGGAGATAAAGAAAAAATAATTCTTAATCAGTCAAGAATGGCTTCTGCTATTCCAAAAGAAAAAGATATTGAATTTGAACAAGAATTTAATGCTAAATTAAACAACGAAGGGTTTTTGAACCAAGCAAAAAAAGGTTTAAAAGAATGGTGGAACAATGTAATAGATGTAGAACCTAAATTACAAGTTTCAACAGACCATTTAGCTGACCAAAAGAAAAAAGCAACTGACGAATTAAGAAGAGAAGGTATAGAAAAACCTACTGAAAAACAACTTCAAGAAAGAACAAAAGAAATATTTGTTGATGAGAAAAAGAAAAATTATAAGCAATCTTTAATCAATAAATACATAGAATCTCTTTCAGAAGAGGACAGAGAATTAGTTAGTGTAAAACTAGCTAAAGACCTTCCTACATTAAATAAAGATTTGGTTGAAAAATCAAACGCTTTAATTTTGATGGAAAAGGATTTAAAAGGAATCCAAAAAGAACTATCTGAAATGGATAGAATAGCTTCTGAACAACAAAAAATGGGTAATCAAGTTAGTCCTGAGTTTGAACAAGAATACAATAGATTAGCCGATTCTTACAATAATAAACTAACCGTTGCTGCATCAATGGATAAAGACATGATGGAATCTAAAGCCAAATTAGGTTCTGCAATGGAAGAGTATGATAATTTCAAACGCTCTTATAATGATTTTGATGTTTTAGGTAATAGATTAAAAACCGGAACTGCTAAAATAGGATACGGATTGGCTTCATTCAAAAACTACCTTGACAGAGCCGACAGAGCATTAGGTACAGAAATTGAAGGTTTTACTCCTGAAATAAAAGAAATTGAAGAAAATGAGCGTAAAGTATCATTTGCGAATAAAGTAATTGATAAAGAGCAAGAGTATTTTAGAAAAAGATTGGAAGAGGTAAATACTGCCGGAGATTTTGTAAGCTATGTAACTGATGTTGCAGGAGACCAAATACCAAATATGTTGCCTTTTATGTTGACCGGTGGAGCAGGAGGTGGAGCAGTTATTTTTGGATCATCAACAGGAAATCAATATGCCGAAATGGTTGAAGGAGAAATTAATCCAACACCATTTTCAAGAGTTTACACAAATGAAGAAAAATTTGTCGCACCATTGATTTTTGGAACTGCCGATACAGTATTATCAGCTATACCTACTTATGGTAGATTGCTTCGAGGTAAAAGAGCAATACAAGCATCATTAGCTAATGAAGCTGGCCAAGAATTATTCGCTAAATCAGCATTTCAAACTGCTAAAAAAGGATTGGCAAGAATTGGAAAAGACAATTTAGGTGAGCAATTAGAAGAGCAAGGTGCTAATTTAATTCAAAATTTCACCAGAGTAGTTTATTTAAAAGAGCAAGATGCCTCAATGTTAGATGGAGTAGAAGATGTTTTTAAAGATACTGCTACATTTTCAACTTTATTATCTGCATTTCCGGTAGCAATGGGCGGAGTTATTAATGCTGTAACTCCAAAAACAGATATTGCTTCAATGGATGAAAATTCAAAGCAAATAATCGCTCTTAAACAACGAATTGCTCAAGGTGGATTATCTACTTCACAAAAAGAAGTTATTCAATCTCAGATAGACAAAAAAGTAGCTCAAAACAAATCTATTGTGATGGGTATTCAAAAGAATATGGAGTCCAAAGGCGAAGTTGTTGTTGCTAAAGTAAACGAGGTTAATAAAGAAATTGATAAAAAATTAACCCAAGCACAAGAGATTAAAGAAGGGAATCTTACGAAATCTCAAAAAGAAGTTCTGTTACAAGGATTAAAAGAAGATTACAAAACATTATCTGACAGAAGAGAATTTTTGTTATCGGATAAATCTTCTGCAATGGATGTATTACCAATTAAAGAAGTTGACAAACTAAAACGTGAGGCATTAGCTGAATTGACCAAAGAGCTAAATCCTGATGGCACTAAAAACATTGAGATTAAAGACGAACAAATAACCGAAAGAGCAAATAAAATTTATGCAAAACAAATTGAATTAAAACGAGCCGAAAGAGCAGCGAAAAAACTTGAAGAAGCACAACCACAATCCGAAAAACAAGCGGAAGGCGATGAAGTAAAATTTAGAATAGAATTATTAAGAGACCAAGAAAAACAAGAAATTGCAGAGACTTTTCCAAACGCAGAATACAAGCCTGACGGAAAAATTGATATAGACAAATTATCTATTGAAGACCAATTAAAATACGGAGGAATTTACATGAAATATGATAAATTGATTTCTCCATTATTAGAACAAACAAATGAAGCAACACCGGCAAATATTACTCCAACTAATGAAGGAGTTCAACTTGGAACTAACCAAATGGGAGAAGTGGCAGTTGAGCAACAACCAACCGCAGAAGCTATTGAAGAAGGTAGTGTACAATCCGCCAATGACGTTGGAGAAGTTGAAGCAGAAGTTGACATAAACGATATTGAAAACTTCTTAAATGAACAATTTGGTAATAAAAAGCCAATTGCCGAGCCTGAAAAAAAACAGCCCACAAAAGCTAAAAAAGAAGTTGCTCCTAAAGAAGAAAAAGTAGATCAAGCCAAAGGATTTATTTCTATTGCTTTAGATAAACTTACTACGTCATTAAAAGACTTTCAAGGAAGGGGTGTTGAATACAGTAAGCAAACCTATGACAGAATAGTAAACGAAGCAAAACAAGGCGTTTTAAATATTTCTGCTATTCCTCCTGTTCAAATTTGGAAAGACCCAAAAACAGGCGAGTTTGTTATATTGGGAGGACATTCAAGAACAAAAGCATTTTCTGATTTGGCAAGTGGCGAAATTCAATATGATAGTAAATATAAAAAATCAGATTTTACAAACATCAATGCTCAAATTGTAGAAGCAGAAACTTTAGAGGAAGCACAAAAAATAGCGCAAGAAAGTAATCAAGGTGCGGCTCAGACAGTTGTTGATAACGCAAAATATGTTAGAGAAAAACTATTACCTACATTTCAAAATTTCAACCAAGCTAAAACTAAATTAAGCGCTTTATATGGGAAGTCTTGGGTTAAAATTTTCGCACTTGCAAATCTAAATCCAAAAGGGAAAGCAATGCAAATGTTGAACCAATTTCAAGACGCATTAGAAAGTAAATCTTATAGAGATGCCGAAAGTATCGCAGAATGGGTAGGTAAAGCAAGAGCAGATTTTGACAAACTTACTAATGCTCACGAAAACGAAATATTTGAACATTTATTAAAAAACGACAAGATAAAAAGCTATTCTGAACTTAGCATTTTATTAAATAATAGAGTTAACGGATTAGTAGAATTTAACGAAAACGAACCTTTAAATTTTGAGCAAAAGGTTGGACGTGGATCAAACGAAGCTATTATTGAAAAAGAAGTTCAAGAGTTGAGAAATCGTGATGCTCAAATCAAGAAAAAAATCAAAGACTTGCAATCATTTGGTAAAAACATAAACGAAACGCAAAGACAACAAATAAAACAATTAACTGCCGAATCTATTAAGATAAACACGGTAGATATTCCTAATGCACAAAAAAAACAAAAACAAGCCAGAGTGGCTGATGCCGAGCAATTCGATATATTTTCACAAATTAATGAACAAATAGAAAATGGAAACATCACTCCCGAACAAGTTGACGAATTTGTCAATGATGACAGAAAAGCAGAAGAAATTGAGCCAATTGTCAAGGCTGTTGAAGGCAAAGCAAAAAGCGACAAAAAAGTTGAACTTAAACAAGTCATTAATGATGTCGAAAATCAGATTGAACGAAAACCAACCGATAGAAGAGATGATGGAGCAGTTCAACAGTATAAAGGAAAACCTTTAGCCGAGCAAGAAAATAAAAGACCAGGAATAGTTGTTCAGGCAGAATCTAAAATGCCACCAACTAAAAACTTTGTATCTAAAGACTATGAGATTGACGAGGTTCAAAAACAAGGAGTTAATTCCGCATTATCTTTATTTGAAAACGGGGGGAAGTCTTTCTTATTGGCGGACGGAACAGGCGTTGGGAAAACAAGACAAATTTTAGTTACCGCAAAAGAGTATCTTGACAAATTTGGAGGTAAAGTTTTGATAATAAGCGAAAACACAACAATTCTTACCAAAAACTTTGCTAATGACGCAAAAGCATTGGGAATAGATATGAATGAATTTGAGTTTGGCACTTACAATGATTTACGAACAGGTAAAAAAGGTAAGGATAATTATGGCTTGGTAATTTATGACGAAGCACATAATTTAAAAAATCAAGATTCAGGGAAGGCTATTGCCGCGGGTAATATAAAATCAAAAAACAATATGTATGTTACAGCTACTCCTATGGACACAATAGGTAGTGCTGTTTATTTTATATCCGAAGTTTCAGGAGTTACAGAAGAACAGGCGTATAGTATGCTTGGTTTAAATGTAAAAAAAGAAAAAGACCCTATTACCGGTCAGGAAATAAAAATAGTAACCTTACAAGAAGGTGTTGCCCCTGCTGATATTAAAAGAAATATTGTAAAAATAAGAGAAGAAATAATCGCCAAAGGAGCAATGCTTCGTCGGGAATATCCTTTTTATGGCGAATTTATAGAAGATAAAATCTCACTTACCGAAGAACAAGCAAATGAGCAAGACGAAATCGAAAGCAGTTGGGATGACAGAATAGAATATGAAAGTGTTTCTGATGACGGAAGAGTAAATTTCAGAAAAAAAATGAATTTATCCGGACAAAAATCAGGAGAATTAAGTCGATGGAGCGAATCAACTAAAATAAAATACACTTTTAAAGAAGTTGTCAAAGCAATAAAAGATGGCAAAAAAGTTGTTGTTATAGCTGAAGGAGTTAACGAAACAACAATAACAGCAATTGATAAAGTTGTTCCTGGGTTTCTTTCAGAATTATCAAAAATGCTTAAAGCAGAAGGGTATAAAGTAGCCGAGATTTTTGGAAAATCAGACAAAGGAGAAGCTAATGATAAATTCCAATCTAATGAAGTAGATGTTGTTTTAGGAACAGCAAAATCAGCATCAACAGGCATTGATTTGGACGATCAAAATGGTGACGCTCCGAGAGTATTATTTATGGTTACGCCTAATTATTCAGGAAACGTATTTCAACAAATATTAGGGCGTGTATCAAGAAGAAATACAAAATCACCGGCACAAATAAGATTGTTGTTTAATGAAAGTAATATTGACGCAAGAAGAAAACAAATTGTAAATGGTAAATTACAAACATTAAAAGCTATTCAAGAAGGTGTTATTGATGACGAAATAGAAATTGATATTCAAGAAGCACCTGTTCCATCCGCTAATGTAAGTATTGATTTAGAAGGTATAACGCTTGAAAATATATCTGAAAAAGCATTTGTAATCAAAGGAGACACAAGACCTATAAAAGACAATATTAAAGCTATTGGCGGTAAATACAATCCTAAATATGGTTGGATGTTTCCGATTGGCAGAAAGGCAGAAGTTCAGGAAATGCTCAATAATCTTGCTGGCAAAAACGAGCCAACTAACGAGGCTAAAAAACTTTCTGACAAAGTACGAAGTCTTAAAGTAAATTTAGGAAAACTAAGCGATGGCGGATTACAAAGCAATCCGTTAGGTCTTCCTGTCGCTATTTGGAATACTTCTATGGATATTATTGCAACCTCTATTGATGCAGGAATGGAAATTGCCGAAGCGATTAAAAAAGGATTGAACTATATCCAAAAAAATCATCGTGGTCAATGGAATAAAAAACAATTCAACGACGAGGTTTTGAAAGAATTAGGAGTTCGTGGAATTGAAATAAACGGACAAGATTTGATTGTAAAACAACAAAGCAAAGAAAACGCTGAAGTTGTAAATGGTTTTTATTCTGATATTGAAAAATCGCTAATTGATACTAAAAAAGACAATTTAACTGCAAAAGAATGGGAAACTGTTATTGGTAAAACTGATGAAGTTAAATGGACAGGACTTGGCGATTGGTTAAATAGTCAAAATGGAACTGTTTCTAAATCTGAAATTCGCCAATTCTTAAAAGAGAATAGGATTGAGATTAGGGAGGTTGAGAAAACAGAGAATTTAGAGCCATTAATAGATAGTGATTGGAAAGAATATCAAAGAATGTCTCCGACAGGAATAGTTACAGAATACTCTAATAATGGTTGGAGAATAGAAAAAAGAAGTAGTCGTGAATTTCATATTTACAGACCAAATGGAGAAAAGATATCATCATATTGGGAAAGTTTGCAAGGTGCAAAAACACGAATAGAACAAGAATTTAACGAAAAAGGCGACACCAAATTTAAACAATACCAACTTGATGGAGAAAAAGAAAATTACAAAGAGGTATTGGTTACGTTGCCGAATAGAATACCTACTTATGGGGAATATCAAAAAATGTTAGGTTATCCGGGCAATTCATCAATGTTAGAACAACAATACTTAAATCAGTATGGATTAAAGCAAATAACCGATAGGTCTAATAATGAATTTAAGTCAAGTCATTTCGATGAAAAAAACATACTTGTTCATTTAAGAATGAATACCCGTACCGATGCTGACGGCAATAAAGTATTGTTCTTAGAAGAAATTCAATCGGATTGGGGTCAAAAAGGTAAAAAAGAAGGGTTTAAAGGAAAAGATAAAATAAGCGAATATGATAAGATTTTAAGGGAATTGTTAGATCAATATAATGTTGATACAGAAAGCGAACTAAATGAAGTAATTTCAAGAGGGGATTCAAATAGGTTAGATAGAGCATCGATTTCTGTTCAAGAATTTGATACAAATATTCCATCTGCCCCATTCGTAACCGACACAAACTCTTGGACTAAATTAGGCTTAAAAGTAGCTTTAAAAGAAGCGGTTTCTCAAAACGTTGATAAAATCGCTTGGACTACCGGTGAGCAACAAAACGAACGTTATGATTTGAGTAAGCAAGTTAGAAAAATAGATTGGAGAATGGACGGAAAAGAATATACTTTGTCCATAACTTCTATAAACAATAACACAGGCCGTCCAGACAACATAATTAAAGCAAAAGACATTAATGAAGTCGAAAGTTATGTAGGGAAAGAAGTAGCAAAAACAATTGAACAAGAGTCTGAAAAAAACAAAAAAACAGTTAATTTAGATAAAAAAGTATTTAAAAACAGAAATGATCGTTGGGTATATGAAACACCAAGCGGATATATCCCAGGTATTAGCTTTAATTCTAAAGAAGAAGCTATTGTTGAGGCTAAAAAAAGTTGGTCTGATTCCGTTTCTCAATCAAAAGGAGAAATAGAAGGAGAAGGTCTTAAAGTTGGAGGAAAAGGAATGAAGGGCTTTTATGGTTCACCAAAAGAAGGTAAATTAGGTATCGTTGGTGAAGTAGCTAAAGCTCTTACTAATCAAGAGCCGAAGACAGTAAAAATAACTGTAAATAAATATTTGTCAAAACAACAGGCAAAAGAAAGGTTTAAAGAAGGTGATTTTTTATTTGTCGAAACACCCGACAAAGGAGAATACGAGGTTAATTCTTTAGCCGATATTGATGATGCTTTTTCAAAAGGAGGTAAAATATTTTCAGATAGTGAATTATCAGAAGATTCAAAACAACACTCAATTGACATAACTCCCGAACTAAAAGCAGAGGTTTCTAAAGGAGTTCCGATGTTTGGTAATTTAAAAGAGCAACGAAAAGCTATGGTTAATGCCGAAGTTGACAAAATTGCTCAAAAAGTAAAAGACTTACTTCCTGGAATAAAAGACCCTGATTTAAAAAAGCAAGGATTTAGCCAAGACCAATTAATAGATTTAGTTGCAACTGCTGTTAAAAATTTGATTGCTGCCGGAATTGAAATTGACGAAGCAATTAAACAAGTAGTAGCATCTATAAAAGATAAATTTGGAATCGATGTAAATGTTGATGATGTAAAAGCAAAAATAGAAGGTACTAAAAAACAACAAACAGAATCGGATGAAGATTTTGAAAGAAAGCCTAGTAAAAAATCTCTTTTAAATAGAGCAGTTTCAGGCGGTGAATCTTCAAAAATAACCGATGCAATTTCTGAATATGGACTTGACTACGAAATTGAAAGTCAAGAGAAAGCTCAAGAAAGTGCAAAATCGTTTGTTGAAAAAGTAGGATTTGATAACGCTTTGGAAGTAGTTCGCTCAAACAAAATAAAAGGGGCTGAAAAAGCATTTGTGTACGCGGAACTTATTGATATACTTACTTCTGAAATAGACTCTCAAATCGACGGAGATGAAAGAATTGCATTAGAAGAAAAGCATTATCAAATAATGGCTGAGATAATGAACGAATTCGACACCGAAAGTAGAGATGCCGGTAGATTTATTTCTGCATTAAACAGAGTGTATAATTCAACAAATTTCAAATACAATCTTTCAAGACAAGTAAAAGCATATAAAGCTAGAAACAACGGCAAAATTTCTGCTGAAAAATTACAAGAGTACAAAGAAATTGATGCTAAACTAAAAGATTTAGAACAAAAAATAAAAGAGGCCGAACAAAGAGCAATGGAGGCTGAAGCTAAATTGGCTATGGAAAACATTGTTGAAGAAGTTCAACGAACATCTAAAAAACCAACACCTCAAAGCAATGCTAAAAAAGCCAAAGACTTAGCAAACAAAATACGTAGAGGCAAAATAAACAAACCGGATATTTTCATGTCTGCTACACCTGCTTCATTGGTTTGGGATGGTGCTATTGAAATTGTAGCAAAATCTATTGAGGCCGGAGGAAGTATAGCTGATTCTGTTCAAAAAGGAATTGACTATATTAAAAAATCTGATTGGTATAAAAATCTTAATGATTCTGATAAAAAAAGAGCAGAAAAAGGACTTCATGACCATATTTTTGAAAATACAAAACCTGCAATGGTTTACATTGATGAAGATGGAAATATCAAGGTTCCTGAATCTCTTATTCGCTCATTGGTAGAGCAAGGAGTTGAAGATATTGATGATTTATCTGAAAAAGTTTTAGATACAATTATTGATGAATATCCTGAACTTACTTTAAGACAAGTACGTGATGCTATTACTAAATATGGTAAGACAATAAACCCAAATCCTGAAAAAATAGCTTCTGAAATACGAAAATTAAGAAGAATGGGTAAATTAATATCCGGATTAGAAGATGCTAAATCAGGTAAAAGACCATTAAGAAGCGGATTACAAAGAGACGAGCTTACACAAGATGAGCGTAAAATGAAACGCGAATTAAGGGATTTGCTTAGAGATTTACCTCTGGATGATGATTCTATTGAAAGAACATGGAAAACTGCTTTAGACGCTATTAAATCAAGACTAAGAAATCAAATCGAAGATTTAGAAAAACAGATTGCTAACAAAGAAAAAAGCAAACCTGAAAAAACTCCAATAGAATACGACCAAGAAGCCAAGGAACTAAAACAAGTTAGAGATGAGTTGAAAGAAACTTTGGAAAACATTGTTGGAAAACCAGAACTTACTTACGAACAAAGAGTGACTCGCTCTATTGCTAGTTTAGAAAGAAGTATTTCTAAGTTGGACGACCAAATTTCAACTAAAAATATTGAGTATAAAACAAAACCAACACCTGTAACTTCTGCTAAAATTGAAGAATTAAAAGAACAAAAGAAAAAATTAACTGAAGAGGTTAATCAAATGCGTATTGATTCAGGTGTTGCCGAGGCAAGAAGATTGCAATTGGCTAAATCAAGATTAAGAAATCGGATTGTTGAATTAGAAACAAGAATAAAAGATAAAAATTACACAATCAAAAAGCCGGTTCCTGTAAAAGCCGATCAAGAGTTACTTAATTTACAGGCTGAAAAAATAAGAACTCAGGAAAGATATGATAAAGACAAATACATCGATGAATTAAACAACAGAAGTCGAAAAGAAAAGATTTTTGATGAGTTATTGTCTATATGGAATATTGCTCGTGTTGTAACAGCTACCGGTGAGCTTTCATGGATAATGATTCAAGGAGGTATTCAAACAATAAGCCGAACATTAAGTAACCCAAGACAAATGTTTGAAATCTTTAAAAAGATGTTCAAAGCAATGGCTAGCGAATCAAAAGCTAAGGAATACGAGTCGATTACAAAAGCTAGAGAAAATTACACAACAATGAAGCAGTCAAAACTCGCTTTGACTGAGGTGGACCACAAACTAGAAGCTAAAGAAGAGCAGTTTTTAGGTGATTTAGCTAGTGCGTTATGGGATTTATTCGGTAAAGGACTTGGTAAAATATCCAATAATAAAGAATTCAAAAGTCCTTATGCTTTTATGATGGAATTATTAGGAAAAGAATTAAGAGGTTCTAATAAGGCAACGTTGGAACAATATTGGAAAAATGCAAATCCACTTAGAATACTTGAAAGAGGGAATAGTGTTTACATGAATGAATTAAGAGTAGCTAGGTTTGAAGATGGTATGCAAATATTAGAAGCGGATTTAAAAAATCCTATTGATAACTTGGAAGAGTATAAAAAACTGGCTTCAGCTATAAACACAATGACCGGTAGAGCGAATATAGGAATGTTACAATCTAACAGTAAATTGCTTTCAGTTATATTTTTCTCTTTTAGAAATGCAGTTTCAGTTATTAATCAACTGAATCCATATTTCTATCTTTCATTAGGTAATCCAAAAGAACCATTTAAACCAAGTGTAGCACAGAAAATAGCAATAACCGATATGATGAAGTTTGTAACTACCACTACCGGAATGTTATTATTGTTGCAAGCAGCATTAGGTTATGACGACGAAGACGAACCGGTTGCTACAATAGAAACAGACCCAAGAAGTTCTGATTTTGGTAAATTAAAAATAGGTAATATTAGAATCGACCCTTGGCACGGAATGATGCCTGCTGTTACTTTAATTTCAAGAATTTGGACCGATGAAAATAAAAATGTAAATACCGGAGAAATTTCAAAAGGAGGAACTAAATTTGGATCAAGAACAAGAGAACAATTAATGCTTGATTTTGCAACAAATAAATTCAACCCTTCAATGGGTATTTTATGGAAGTATCTTTCATCTCACCATGAAGAAGTTGATGGCAAAGAAATAAGAGTTGACAGATATGGAAAAGAATATGATGTTTTAGGTGATGTTGCAAATTTAAAACCGATGTATTGGGAAGCAATAAGCGAGATTAAAAAAGAGCAACCCGGCTTATGGGGAGATTTCTTTATTACAACTGCTGCATTAGGTATAAATTCTCAGGTTTATGACAAGCCAAAAGAAAAGAAAAACAGCTATCAAAGACCAAGAAGACCGTCTATACCAAGACCACCAAGACCATAAAAAGAAACCCGATTTAATTATCGGGTTTTTTGTTATCACTTTCTTTAGATTGGTTTTCTCGAAAGAATCTAGCTTTTTGTTGTATTCTTTCCTTGTCGGAGGAAATATTTTTCAATAATGCTTTTTGCTGAGGTGTGAGTTTCATGGTTAAGCTATTTTAATTGTAAATTCGATTCTTGGATTTTCTTTGTCAATAAATTTTCTTGCATGAATTAATGAGCAATTATTATCATTTTTAATAACCTTTGCTTTTTGTAAACAGTCCAAAACAATTTTAAAAGACCCGTCTAAATCAGAACGTTTTGAAGGATAAAAAACATCCACATAAAATTCAAAAGGAACATCAATCATTTTATCTCTAAGACTTCCTATTTGCCAAAAAAAAGATTCTTCATACTTTTTAAGAGCTGTTGTTTTTGCTAAAGATGCGTGTTTTCCGATAGTAATTATTTTGTAGCAATTACTCTTTGAAGGGGTGTTTCCGATTATTTTGCCTTTAAATTCTGTCTGTTGCTCAATCATCTATTGTTTAGGTTTTCCGGTTATTTTACTGAACTGATATTTTTTGCTAAGTTCGGGATTATTTTCTAATTCTAAATTATGCTCTAAACAGCAACCTGCCCAAGTAGAAGTGTCTAAAAAATTCTTTCCCCATCTACCAGCTCGATGCTCAATTGTATTTGCTTCTTTATTACATCCATCAATAAAGCAAATTTTATTTTCCGGCTTATTCAAAAATTCTGCCCTCAATACTTGATATTGTAAATTCTCAATCTTTCTTTTCTTTGAAACATTTGGAATTTTGTCAAATCGCTTCTTTGGTTCGCTTTTCTTTTGCTTTTTGAAACATTCTAAGGAACAAAATCTATCTGTTGATTTGTGAGGCTTAAATTCCGTAGAACATATTTTACACTTCTTCGGCTTAACTAACATCTTGTTCTTGCATTAAAACATTAAAGTTACGATTTGTTTTAGCAAATGCTTCTACGTAATGACTGATTCTAAAACCTGATTCTTTTTTAGTTTTAAGAATTCTTTCAAAAAGCTCTTTTTCAGTGATAGGCAATCCTTGAAAAGATGCTTTGTAAAAATGTCCGTTTTGATTTTCAATAACAACAAGCGAATTGAATTTTTTTGGTGTCATATTATTGTTTTTTTAATTGTTCTTGGGTATAAATTTCTAAAAATACATAATCTTTAAAAGTTCCATAACCATAAGTGTTTCTGTATTTTAAAGATAGTTTACTTCTTTCACTTGGAGATAAATTATAAAACCAATTTTTAGCATCTTGTTCAGACATAATCTTATTGGTTTTTATAAGTTTCGTTGTAGTATTGTTCTGCTGTGATTTTAAGTAAGACCCTCTCATGTGTATAAGCATCGATAATCTGTTGCTTTTCCATTTCTTTGGCTTGTTTAAAATATTCTCTCTTGTCAATATCATATAAAGCGCTTCTTGGAATCATTCTTTCCAATCTTTCGTATAACCATTCTACTGCTGTTTGTTTCATATTATTGTTTTTAAATTATACCCAAAAATAAAAAACTAATTTTACATGGCTCAAACTTTAACACTATTTAACACTATTCCATAATTTAACAAATCTATTTCGGCTTGTAGCTTTTCAATTTCTGGATTTGGTATTTTGGTTAAAGTTCGTTTTACTAATAGTTTATTCAATCGTTCCTGTTTGTCTTCGCTTGGTTTTGGTTTCAAAGTGCTAAAGTTATATTTTGATTTGGGTCGGGGATTTCAGTATTAAAATACTCTATTGCAAACTTTTGGATGTCTAAAATATATTCCATAAACTCGATTGTACTTAACTCGGTTGTAGATTTTATCCGTTCAATATATTCAGCTGTTTGCTCATTCACTAAAATAGATTCCTTTAAAAATCTAAGTTTTA